AAAAGAGCTTCCGTCTGAGGCGGCTGATGAGTTTGCTGATCCAGAAGTGGCATTGGCTCCAGACGCACCAGCCCCACCCATACCCCTAGCGTCAATCATTGGGGTAGCACTAGATGTTAAAGTGACATCACCTTGAGACTTCAAAATAATAACAGTTCCATTGGCGTGAGGATTAGAAAAAGCTAATTTACCATCACCGGTAATTGAGATAGAAGTATAATTTTTTGTGACAACGGCGGCACCTCCCAAATTAATCGTAGTGGTTCCAGTAGCTATTGCCAAAGCACCATCAGCGCCATTTCCACCAAATTTAACGTGTTTTTTTATGAATTGATAACCGATTTGCGCGTCATCTTCAAGTTTTGGTACACGCCCCTCATCATTAGCGGGAGTAGCGTCGCGCTCGCTCTCGTTTATAAAATCTTCCGCAAGAATATCGCTGTCTGGTGTAATCATATTATTAAAATTATCCTGTTAAAGTACATCTAATTTCTATTGTAGAATCTTCGCCACTAGACTTAACGTAAGGCGTTCCACTAAAAACTAATCTGTTAAATAATCCGCCAGTTCCAATCGTGGCAGTTCCATTAATCCATGACGTAAATTCAGTGTATGTATCATCAGTTAAGTTCGCGTCCGATATAAAAAACTTAATAGTCAATACATTTCCAGAAACACCCGCATAAGCGATTTGTGTTCTAGCAACTGGTGTTTCCGTAGCCGTATCATTGTCGGTTGGAGCCGTTGTCCCAGATCCTATT